GGTGCGCCGGAGCGGGGCTGGAAGGAAATATCCGTCCGATTCTGGATCTGCTCGCCCATCACGTTGCCGATGGTGCTCAGAATCTTGTTAATAGTCAGCGCAGGGCGTCTGGCCAGCGCGAGCATGGCCTTATCAATGGGGTTCCACTGGTCGCCGCTAAAAAAATCGTTACATCTGTCGGCCTTCTTAACAAACTCAACGTGGCCCATGTCCCGGATCTGCTGATAGCGCACCCACTGGCGGAGCGCGGTATCCATCTGTGCCTGTGCTGTCATTATTTATTACTCCACTACGCAGTCATATGGCTGGAACCTGTACGGTCAACCGCGTTCAGTTTGTCTTTCCAGCTCTTGGGCTTCTTCGGCTCTGCCTTCTTCGGGGGATGTGACCCCACCGCAAGCGTTGTTGCCCACGCCAGCGCATCAACAATATCATCGTGCGCGCCAGCGGGGAAGCGCAGCAACTCTTTCTTAACCACCGGCAGCCAGCTGGCTCCGGTGGGGAAGAACACTCGCCCCTGCTGCATCCGGCCTTGGAGCGGGCGGGCGCGCGCCATCTTGTCGGTCAATGGGGTGAGTTCCTTGTACGGCGGGTACTGCGCCCGCTCCGCCATGCGCTTTTCGAGCAAGGGCTTGATACTCTTCCAAATCTGCCCGTCCTCGAAGCCTATAGTAAGAGGTGCTGTAGGCTCTGACCCCCAGCGCATTGCCGCGTCGAGAATCTCCTCGATGATGGTGAAGCTGTCCTCCTTAAACCGGATCACCTCCACGCAGTGCAGATAATCCCGCTCGTCCTGTATAAGGGTGACGCCAACGGTGTAATCGTTCTGCTGCTTCACGCCGATCGCGAAATCCCATGCCTGAAACACCTTCCGCCCGTAATGCGCGGGGGGTGTCGGCTCCAACTTAATATACTCTTCCCGAAAGTAGATACCTTCGTCCGGCACGGGGTTCTGCTGATAAAGAGCCGACCAGACACGTGGTGGCTGGTTGGCCTTCAATCGCCGGATCATCTGCTCGGTAAATCGTTCCGGGTGCAGCGCTTCTCCGGGCATTCTTAGCAGGGTGTACGTCTCATCAATCTTGTCGGGTACGGACACACCCTTCGCCCGCTGGGGTAGTCTCAGGAGATCGTGCTCAGGTTGGAGGGGTTCATCGAACCGGTCAATCAGGTCAGTAGCGTCGTTCCGATACTCCCACTTATCCGATTGGGCGGGGTAGCGGATAATCTGGAATTGGTCAATATCTTCAAACTCCTCCGGCTTCTCCGCTGCGTCCGCCATGCGCTGCTGCAGGCGGCCCGCTAGGTCGTCATCGGACCAGCAGGTCTGAATGAGTAAGACGCCGCCGCCGGGTGCGAGGCGGGAATACGCCACTGACCAGTACCAATTCCAGAGTGTGTCGCGGATGCCGACACTGTCCGCATCCTGCTGGTTTTTGATCGGGTCATCAATACAAAGGATGTGCGCGCCCTTTCCGGTGATACCACCACCTACCCCCGCTGCGGTGTAGCCACCCCCGGCCGTGGTATTCCATGCCTCAGCACTTTGACTCTCCTTATCAATGTTGCAGGTGTCAAAAATAGCCGTGAAGCTCGGGTCCCGCATCATTTCACGCACTTTGCGTGAAAATTTCATCGGCAGGTCGAGGATGTACCCACAAGTGATAAATTCCCACTCCGGGTGGTGTCCGAGGCACCAGCCCGGCCACCGTATACTCCCCAGCTCTGACTTGCCGTGCCGTGGCGGCACGAGGAGCATGAGCCGGGGGCTCAGCTGCGCTTCGACGTCCTCCTTAAACTTCTCCAGCCGCCGGGCAATATCGTAGTGCACCCAGCCGGGGTCATACAACGGCAGGAACCTCTTGGTAAATTCAATCAGGCTCCGTCTGGCAAGGACACGCCGCGCTATTTCTCTTCGAACCTTCGGGTCGAGATCCTCAATATCAGTTATCGGTGCTGGGTTGTTGGCTTGGAGGGTCTGCTCTTGGTTCTTGGCGGGCTGGTTCTCGGCTTTCTGGTATGCCTTGTGTTCAGCGAGGCTCTTCTTAATTCTAACTTTCTCGGCTTCTTCTTTAACCAGTTTGACTGCTCGGGCTTTTTTAGGGTTGGGGTTGGCTGGTCCTGTATGGGGGTTGGGGTTGGCTGCTCTATCCCGCTCGCGCTTCTTCCTCATCGCGTTGCGCGACCACTCCAGCTCTTTCGCCGCCATCTCTTCGGGGGTATAGATAGGGCCTCTTTCCCTACTCCTCTTCTTCCTCTTAGCCTTGGCCTTTGGCTTGGGCTTGGGCTTGGGCTTGGGCTTGGGCTTGGGCTTGGGCTTGGGCTTGGGCTTGGGCTTGGGCTTGGGGACAAACCTAGGCACGTCGGCCATGGCCTTGAGTTTGGCTATGGCCTCGTCCTTACTCGGGAGGTTTGTGGTCATTTTGCCTCAAACACTTCGGTGAACTCACCTTCAATCAAATCCGAGTCCTTATCGATCATTTCGAGCAGTTCGGCATCACTCAGGGTCTCCAACTTATCGACCGCCCTCTTCGCTGTGATGTTGATGTCTATTTTGCGCACCTCGGCGGCGTAATACCCGCACATCCGTCCTATCTCCCTCCAACCATTCACCATCACGCCGGGGTCGGCCTGTAGTTTCGCCATGCCAATGGCTTCGAGCATGCCGTCCATCACCTTCTTACGGGTCATCTGACTGGCTTTCTCATATTTCCGCTGTAGGTGGGCCACCGACTCGTGGATTTTGGGCTTCTTCATCAAGCGGTTCGCCGCGACATTGGCATCAGCGAAGCCTGCGGAGCGCGCAGCCATCGTCTGGCTCTGCCCACGCATCAAAGCGTCGACAAAAAGCTTCTGCTTGTCCGTCAGACTCATCAACGGGTTGCCGGTGGCTCTGGAGGCTTGTGAAATAGCGGGTGTGGTCATATGGTCTTCATTAAGGCCAAGAATTTTGCCAGTTTAACCTGTTTGTATCGTTTAACGATACAAATGGGCAGTTTGGTTTTGTTTTACTGGGAGAAAACTATTAAAAACCGTGTGTTGATAGCCAAAAACTATCAATGTTCCACGTGGAACATAAAAATACTGTGATTGAGGCTCATAAAATCCAAAATATGAGCAGCAACGGTAATAGATGCTCATAAAATAATATCAAAAATAAAAAGTTGGAAAATGTGGGGATTTTTTTAAAAAAAATTTGAAAATCCTGTGATTGAGGGGGTGTGGTGCCCCTCCCCCCCAACACCAAGAGCTGCCCCCACTTCGGGTTCGGATCTCCACCCATCGATAGGGGTCCCAAGGGCGTTAGGAAGGGGTTTTTGAGCTGATCGTCGATCGGCCGTAATTCCTAGGAGCACCACCATGGCTACAAAAATCACCCCTGTACAGCGCAGCACCGGGCATAGCATCGGCATCACCGCAGGCAACGCTATAAGCGGCGAGCTGGATGTTGTCACCGGCTACATGGCCGCCCGAGACCCTCTGCTTATTGAAGCTCGTAAGGCTAAGAACTTGGAGGTTCGGGCTCAGCTCACCGCCGAGTTGCTTGCTGATCTAGCTAAGTAGCACCCACCTCTGACCCTGATCTGCAAAGATCGGGGTTTCTTTTTGCTGTCCTGTGTAGCGCCGGGCATCCGACACACACGTGGGGGTACTGACTGGTCCAGTTGGTTGGTGATAGTTACAGGCTATCGATATTAGGTTGTTAATAGTGATAGGGGGGCCGGGCGGCTCACCATCAAAATTCTTTGGAGTACAGTACCATGTCAAATTTTCAAGCGCAGCGTCTCGGAATCACCGCTTTTATGGCGTCTAACCGGGTCGATTTCGTCCTCGATGGGCCGGATATGGAGACACCTGCCCGTTGCAGCGCATTCTATGACAATGCCGAAGCTAAATTGAAGCTGGATGGCAAACAGCTTCGAATCGAGGCCGTCACTACGGATGACGCTGGTGAACCGAAGCAGGTGCAAATAAAGTGGGGCCGTCGGGTGATTAAACTCGGTCGCCGCAACAACGCATCTGGCCCCGTCAGCTTCTACCGCAGTCTTGAAGCTGGAAATGTAGCAGGCCCGAAGTCTGCAGATGACATTCTTAGCGCATTCAGCAACTTCCTGCCGCAAGAACCTGAAGCTAGTATCAACTTTAATGACGATATACCGTTTTAGAATGGTATACGCCAGCAATGAAACGAGTGCTGCAGTTCTTGCAGGCTCGTATCGTCGTGAAATGCAGGAACTGGGCAGAATCCCAGCTCTTGCAGAATGGTTTCACATCCCGATGCAGGAAATTCGCATCGGCTTTCGTGAACACGATGAAGCCTGCAGCATCTCAACTGAAGCGCTGAATCTCGAACTTCACGGCGCTTAATCCTTACCCCGGTATCGCAAGGTATCGGGGTTTCTCCGTGCAAGCCAATTTCGGCTGAATCAAGGAGTATGTATGAAACCTACCAAACGCTGTGATAGCTGCAACAAACCCATCTGGGATCATGATTACATCATCATCTATGATCCTTATATGGAGATGGAAATCAATATCCATGGTCAATGCTTTGAAGCTGAACGCCTGCTACAGCATGACGCTGAAGCTGAAGCGGCTATGGTCATGGAAACTGACTTCCATCGCTAATCTCCAACCCCGGTGATCAACATCGGGGTTTTTTTCTGCTATCGAGTGTGCGGCCAGTCCCAGGAAATCAACACACACTAAAACGAATGCGAATACTTCAGTTGGTATTACAAGTGTAGTGTGAACGTGAGGTTGTTTTAGTTTGTTTGTTAGGGTGGTGGTTGTGTTGGTGTGTATTTCACATGCCTATAGGAGAATGAAATGGATATAGATAAA